TTAGGAGGCATCTGTTGTATCGACAACGCCGCAATCTTTGTAATCAAACAAAGTTCGCTGCGGGTGTTCTTCATAATTGCATACCATCCACTCCTCCTGCTTTCTTCGGCTCGTCTTTGATGCGCTGATGGTTCTTTCTACCCGGTGGATTATCCATCCGTTTTTGTTTGCGTATTCCTCTATCATTGGCAGGGGAAACATTGTCAGCATGAACTTACCTTTCACCTGCTCCAAAAGCTGCAGGAGCTTCTCCATGCAATACTCATCAAACGTACCCTCGTAATGACTACAATCGCTATTGATATAAGGTGGATCCACAAAATGAAACGTATCGGGCGAGTCATAAGTGGAGATGACATCCAGCGCATCCCGGTTCTCTATGGTCACGTTGTCAAGCCGGGCGCATAACCATTCGGTAAACTCATCCTTTGCATTACGCAGTTTCTTCGGCATTCCGCCACCAAAGTCATAACCGAACGAACCATCCATCATGCTGGCAAAGGACATTTTACATAACGCCCAAACAGCCCATGCACGTTGCACCGGCTGAAAGAATTGAGGATACTGCAATATGTGTCCGGCATGGGCGTGCATATCCCGGCTGTGCAAAGTCTTCTCAATCTCCTGTTTCAGGTCACGATAATAGACTTTAGCCATCCAATAAAAGTTCGTTATATCCATGCTGATATCGTTTATAACTTCGCCATCAGCCGGACGCTTGGCAAACAATACTGCAGCACCGCCGCAGAAAGCCTCTGTATAAAGTTTATGCTTGGGGATCAGAGGCAGAATATGTTTAAGGAGGGTTTGCTTGCCTCCGTAGTAAGAAATAGGTGTTTTCATTGCTGTTATTCCTTTAAATGTTACTATCTTTGCGACATCTCACTCACATAACATACAAATGCGACCAACCGCAGCAGAGGGTATTTAGCCCCCGGCTGTGCGGTTGGTCGCATCTTTGTGTAAGTATGTGGGTGAGATAACTACTTACAGGCCGGGGGCTTTTTCTTGCCTGCCCCCGACAGGCATTTATCCGTTTATAAGCGCATTAGCTTGTTCCTTGCATTGTTCCCGGTAAGACTGGAAATCATCCCACTCGGAAATAAATTCGGATGCCCGTTCATGCTCCGGATTGACAAAGGCTATCATACGGTTTGACTGGATTGCCTCCACCCGGCTGGCCGAGTACCTCGTGCGGATCAACCCAGAAACAAATTCGTCATAAGTAGCCTCCCTCGCTTCAATCAGAGTACCTCCGTCCGCCATACTTCCTGTATAGGCATATCCCAATATGGGAGCGGACACCGGTTCAGTCACCTCACCCGAACGGGCATCCGGTTCAGGAGAATACTCCTCACGCTGCTCGTTCAGATAGCACAAATAATGTTCATTATCGAACTTTGAAAAAGTCTTTTTTTCTGCATAAATCCCTTTGTACATAATCACCGATATTTTAATCGGGATCGGTTATCTTATAAAAGCATTTACCCCGGTCACCGATTGGTTGTTTAATAATCTTTGCCGAACAGGGTTCATCCAACACCACATCTTTCAACTGTTTGATAAGAGCCTCCGAACCGGTAAAAGTGATATGTTCCACCCAATCCATTTTTGGAGAACCGTCATCATCAGTGAGCAAAGCTCCGGTCTTGTCCTTTACCTGCTCGTAGATGTCATACTGGATGATCAGGCATTCACCCTTGTACTTGGAGGCTTTTATCTCGAAGCCTTTCAGGTGGATTTCCCTGTTCAAAATGTCATCAATGTGGTACTTATCTCCCGTGAGATTACCACTGCTGTTCGTTACTTCACTGAATGTTTTCATATTGAGAGTTTTTAATAAATAAATACTATTGCAATGCTGCATGAACCCCAACCGGCTGGATGCCTTTATCCGGATCTCCTCATCGCTCATTCCACGTTTTCGTAGTTTGGCCACCTCCCGGCAGAGGTTTTTCTTGTTCTGCTTGCGGGCGAGGCAATAATCATGGAACGTCACGTATCCCACGTAATTGACACCCCTGCTCTCTACCGGGAAGACCTGATAATTCGGCTTTATACTCAAAGCACGTTCATTATTCAAGTAGTGGTTGATAAACACGAGGGTTCCGTGGAGTTTCTCCTTGTTTCCATCCAGTAGGACAATATCATCGGCAAAGCGGTAATAGTACCGGATGCCCATTTCTTCTTTCATGATATGATCCAGTTCGGATAAATAAAGGTTAGCAAAGAATTGGGATAAATAATTTCCAATAGGCACTCCGTTCTCTGCCGAGTCCACGATACCGTCAAGCAAAGCAAGCAGCCGGGCATCTTTCAGCTTTCGGCGGATTACCTGTTTCATGATCTCGTGGTCTATACTCGGATAAAATTTGCGCACATCGATTTTCAGGCAGTACCGGGTTCCCTCCGGATCCGCTTTCAAATCACGGCGGAGCTTGTATAAAAGAGGGTGAATACCACGTCCACGGATACAGGAATAGGTATCACGGGTGAAATTGGAGAGCCATATCGGTTCAATCACCTGCATGATAGCCCAATGAACGACACGATCACGGAATGGCAGTTTGAATATCTTCCGCTCTTTAGGCTCGTAAATGATAAAAGTCTTGTACTCGGAGGTGCGGTAAGTACCGGTGATAAGTTCACGCTGGAGCTGTAATAGGTTCGCCTCCAAATGGGAGCCGTACTCTATTACTTCGCTTCGGCGAGTTTTGTGACGGGCGGCGTTGTGAAACGCCTGTTCGAGATTGCCATATTCGACAACTCGTTCAAACAAATTTCCATACCTTTTCATGGTCTGTTTCTGCGGTTCTGAGTGTCTGAGTGTCTGCTTTGCCTTACTCGGAAGCGTTCGAACCGTTACCGGCCTACCAGCGTCCTTTTGAGCGTTCGTCATCTTTTGCCAAGTGGCAAGGTCTTTCACCCCATCTAACCGTTTCCTAACTGCAAAGTATAGGGGAGCGGACACATTCGCATTCGAATTCGAGGCTGCATTGTTCGTATTCGTAGCAAACGCCCCTGCATTCGTGCCATTGTTAGCGTTAGCACCGGAGAGGCGGACACGAAGCCTGCGTCACACTAAGGGTAAAACAACCTGTTAAACTTGGTTTAACGATGCAAAGATAAGCCTTTTAAATACATTTACCCAAAACCGGCAAAAAAATCACAAAAATCGACTCGCCTTACGGCGAGTTCTGAAACCCGCCGAACAGCTTTTCCAAAACTCTCAATACAAAATTTCAAAGAACGTTCTTTTCCTCTTTCCGTTTTCCGTTTTCGTTTTAAGCCGACATCACCGGATCCGCATCGAAAAAGCAGAGGGGAGCGGACACATCCGCATTCGAATGCGAGGCCGCATCGTTCGTATACGTAGCAAACGCCCCCGCACACGCGCCACTGCTAGCGTAAGCACCGGAGAGGCGGACACGAAGCCCTTTGGATGATGCTGAATTCTCCCAAAAATAGTCACAGAAATAAGTCGAGGCGGTCGCTCCGATTTCGGTCGGCATGGCGCAAAGCAAGTAGTAACTTTTCTGTTTGATATAACCGCTGGTTCTCGGAACCTCGCAAACCTTGATAAGGCCGGAAATCGAATTGTCATCATAACCGGCATAAAGGGACGGGGCAACATAGACCTCAGATTTCTCATCACCCACGTTATCGATAAGCCCCCGGACAATCTTCCAAATATGACCGAAAGGATGTTTCAGGCCGAAGAACACCGGAACCTTTGCTGCATAATGCAACGAGCCGTCCTCCTTTAGCACGTTAAACGTGGTTTCACCGCAACCGTCACCCAGCTCGATACCGGCAGAGGTCGGAACAACCGGGTAATAACCCCACTGATCCCAATTCGGCATATTGGTGGTTCCGGATCCGAGGCCACCCTGATACAAACCGTTGCTGTCCTTTTCAGCAATCACGGCCTCCTGCATATTGCGGGTTCCGAATATGATCATGAAAAGAATTTCAACCACCGCCTGAGCCACGTACCAGTTGGCATCCCAACCCTCGCCACGCTTGCGGGCATAAGTTGAAAAATTACGGTACTGCATATTGGTTGCAACCATCCCCAACTGCGTGCGGTAAGTCCCGTCCCGGCTTGCATCATTGTTTCCACCACGATATTGGGCGGCATCACTCACAACCGAACAAAGGATATTGTTCGTCCTGTCCATCACGCCACCACCGAGGGCGGAAAGGCCACCGGCGGGAATATACACGCACTGTTTGCCTTTGATGGGAGAAAGGGAAACGGCATAATATTTCAAATTACCCACTTTCCACTCGGCAAAATAAAAACCAATATTCCAACACCACATATACTGTCCCATCGTGCCGTCCAGCTTCGCCGGTGTACCGTCCTCGAAACGGTAGTGGTTCGTGGGATCCAGCTTGCGCCGGGTACGGTCATCCTGAACGAGGTAACAACCAAGTCCCAACAGCTCTGGCAGCTTGCGGAGCATATCGAGGCTGCCGTGATAACCGGCAGCCCGGTACGTGGAATTCGATTCATTCCAATAACGTCCACAAACGGCGTTTGCGGCGGTGGTAACCGCCTCGGACAAATTCATAACTTTGGACTCTCCGTCCGTGTCCAGCACCTCGATGCGCATATCGCTCACGCTGCCGGAGGCAGTATCGAGTTCGCTAATCTTCTTTCCGGCTTCAAAAGCCGAAAGCATCGCTAACACACGGGTTTCCTGATCGCTTGTCATATTTATCAAGTTTTTAAGTTAAACGTATTCTGCCTTTACTGTCAATCCGGATTTTACCGCCTCCGGTAAGGCGGACGGACGGAGCCTGAACCGTCACGTTTATGGTCTTGTACAAGTGGGTGGCCTGTGTCGGGATCACGTGAATCCGGCTCGTTCCGATTTTCAACGGGGTTACAACACCGGCGGGATCCACGCTCACGGCCACGTCATCACCCAAGAACAAAACATTCTGCAGGGAGTACGAGGGGAACATCTTGGCAACGATACGCTGAACGTAAGGATTACGCTGGGTGATGCGCTTCGTGTAGGTCAGTTCCATCCTCGTAGGAGCCAATGAAGCTGCACCCGATATGGATTCCTGCAGCTGCTTCATCTTCTCGATTTCGGCCTCTGCTGTGGTGGCCGTACTACTCGCACGGGCGGCAGCGGCAAGGGCTTCCGATTTGGCCGCATTTACAGAGCTGGCCTCCTTATTCGCCGTATCAGCTGCGGAGGACGCTTTCGTGGCGGCATTTGTGGCATTGGAGGCAGCTCCGTTGGCCGATTCCGTGGCTTTCTTTGCCGCTTCGGTAGCTGCTCCGGCAGTACCGGCGGCATCATTGGCACTTTTGGCAGCATTATTGGCCGCTGTGGTTGCCTTATCCGCATTACCTGCAGACGTGTTGGCTTTTGCTGCGGCTTCATTGGCGGCTTTCGTTGCCCCGCTGACCGCATCCAATGCCACGTCCTGCAATTTGGAGATAGGAGCCTCTACTACTTCCGGCACGCCACCGTTAAAGCGCAAGGCCGGAAGCGAGAGAAGCCCGTCCAACGAGGTGGCCACCGGTAGATCACCCACGCCTTTGGATTCGGCTCGGATGATCGCACGCACACGTTTGGCGATTTCCTGCAATTGTGCTTCTGTCAGTACCATAACTTATCCGTCTATCAATTTGACAATTTGTGCGTAACCGCCGGGATTCAAAACCAATGCGGCCTCTTTTATCATTAGAGCCTCCTCCGCCGAGATTTCAATATTTCCGGTGGATTGATAGATTTTAAGGCTCAAGCTGTAAGCACGGATTTTCTCGTCACCGCTCAAAGCATTCACCCTCTCATCTCTCCACTCCCCACTGAATAGGATCGGAGCAATGACATCTTTCATCAACTGCTCCTGTTCCACATCCGTACCCTCTACTTTTTTCGTGATCACCAACCCCTTATAATTCATAAAGGGAACATTCAAATTCACTTTCATAAATACCTCCTTTTTATCGTTACCAATCATTATCATTCATTGAACCTACTATCCAGCCTCTACCCAATAAATTAGACGCTGGCACAGGACTCATAAAATCCTCTATATTCCTACAATCGGCGATAGTACCGCCCGGCCATTTTACCTTATTACCGTTCGAATAGATATACACCTCACTATTTTGGTTATTGGCATTCATCACCGTTACCCGTTGACTTTTCATCCCGCTCAACAAATACCGGTACGTTCCTGAAACTTTTATAATCACCAAATCAACCGGAAAACCAGCAGCATCTCCGGAGGAGCCATACAACGGGATAGTATAATAGGTCTCGTTATTGGATGACGTGGCAGAAGACAAAGAGACATATACCTTACCGGTTTCCGTCTCCAAACCATTCACGTAATAGTAACCATAGCTGCCATATACCACCAGCGTATTGCGTTGCCTTGCCCCGAAATTACCACGACACCAAACATCAGAGGTATAGAAACGGAAAGAACGCTTTTTGTCATAGTCATAGCCCTGATGATACAGGTCACCGTTAAACCACATCTTTCCATCACTGCCAAAGGAGATGCCTCCGACAATATCCCCGTCATTATTCACGCAGTTTAAGGATTTGAAGGAACCCGACACACCGACAACCGTTCCGCTGAACTCGCCGTTCTTGGCGATTATCTTTCCATCCGTGGTGAATTGTACGTTGCCATTCGCAGTTACAAGCCCCTCCAGCTTGATATGCTTGGCGTTTATTGTCACGGAGTCCGCCGCTTGGTTGATATAGGAAACAATGGCACCACCATCCTCAAGCGTCTTGCTCGCCCATAACTTATTGCCGTCTGCAGTAGTAATCCACCCAGCCTTGCTGATGGTTCCGTCTATCGTATCCACCCGGCTAACAATGGCATTGATTTGTTGTGCCGTCACGTGAAAGCTGCTCTCGTGCGTGGTGACACGATTGCCAAGACTGTCCACCTCGGTAATGGTAGCCCACAGCTTGTTACCGTCTGCCGTGGTGATCCAACCGGCGGTCTTGATGGTATGGTCTATCTTATTCACCTCCTCGGCCACGGCAAGAATATGCTCGGCGGTCTGCTCGAACTTGGTACTGACCTCTTTTTTATAATCCTCTAACGGATGATTGGTCAGGGTTAGCTGCTCGATATACAAGTCACCGGTAAATTTCAGGAGAAAATCACCGGTTCCGTTCCATACTCCTGATATCTCCAGTATATCAAAGCCCTCACCAGCCGGAATAACCTGCTCCACATAGGGAGCGGATCCACTGAAACCGGCAGTCAGGCTCCCCTCCTCGGCGCAATGATATTTCAAGGTTAGAAATATGACGCTGCCATCTTCCGGCTTGGTGATATCCGCATTCAGCTGGCGAATGTGACTCCGTTTGATCCGGAGCATGAAACGGCCATCGAAAGAGTCAATATCGGCCACCTTGTTTTTCTCGGAATAGAAATTCACGCCTAAATCAAGCAGCTGCCCTCCGATATCAAATAAAGCCATATCACTCTCACGCTCCCAATAAGCCATGTCATCCTGAAAGCTGGCGTTTTTCAAAAAGTTATCCTCCTCGGTCATCGTGTTGACAACGCTCTGCATGGCACTTTGCAGCATACCCTCCATTATCTCGAATTTCGTCCGGACATCCTCACCGGTACGCAGACGGAAATCACCCAGCAGATAGGCGTTGTTGGAATACAGACCATATCCCTGCAGCTGCCCCCACCAATAGGTAATAATACCGGCCAGACGTCCAAGCCGGAGACGCACGGCGTTGTCAGGATCCGTTTTCATCCCGTACAGGACATCAAGATACGGACTGCCCTCCTCAACGCTGGTTTGTTTGATAACCCCTTTGCGGTCTGAATTGGTGGCGGAGTCCACACGGGTAAGCACGTCACGAAAAACAACACTACCCTCATCGCCTACAAAATTCTTATAGGTGATGCTATCGAGCCGTTCCTCTCCTTTGGAGGTATCACCGACTTTGGCAGTGACCACCTGCAGTTCGTACTGCTTGATGATACCATCCACGGAAAAACGCTGAACCATCAGGATATCACCCGGACGGAAAGGGTTGTAAAGGACTCCTTTCTCCGTATCGAGATAGATTGTCTTTGTGCCCGCATCGATGTGATCGACACGCATCATGTCAGTTGTCAGACGGGTTCCGTTCTCACCCATCAGTTGTGAGATGACAAATTCATACACTCGCATAACCCCACGGACGGTCATCTCGTCCAGCTCCATGACGGCTTTCTTTTCCTTTACTCCTGCGGCATTAAGCACCTCTTTCCAAAACAATGCCCATCCGGTTCCGCCGGGGAAACCCGAAGTAAAGACCTCGGAGGAAAGCAGACCTTTGAAAGTGGAGTCTTTCTCTACCGTAAGGCTTTCAACAAGAGCCTCGCCGATAACCTTTATCCCCTTCAAAAAGGTTTCAAGCTCTTTCGCCGTGTCGGGTATGTCCTTTCTGAGGTATTTGTCTGCCGTTTCTTTTTCCAGCTTGCTCAAGGAATTTGCGATCGTGCGTATTGTCCGGACGGCGGAAAGGACGTTATACTCGGTGGGATCAATACTGTCCCAGCTTTTCAATACGGTCAGCACGTCCTTATTCAGCTGTTCCTTATAGGCTGCCTGAATATCCACGATATTACTCTCGATCTGATTGATACGCCCGTAATCAACCGCATACGTGCATTCAATATCCATATCTGTGGTATTATTCACCCGGCGGGAGATCTTGGTCACACGGCTCTCGTGAGTGCCGGTGGGGAAATAAATCTCATTCTCCAAAAGGACACGCCGCCCCAATTTCAAATCGATATGGTTCTCATCCAAATAGATGTAATCGGTTGGAGCCTTATAGACTGACGTATCAATGCTTATCGACTCGATATGCTTCTGAACGGCCTCCTCGAATTCTTTTTCCGCCAGCGGATAATACTCTTTAGGCATCCGTATGTTCCAAAGGATATACTCGTCACCCGGCTTCGGGATCAGCAGGCCGCCCGGTAGCTGCTGGTTCTCATACGGGAATTGCGTGATAATCTCGAACTCCTTTGTCTCGGAGTTGAAATTCACCTCAAAATCACGCCCGTTCAACTCCCCGCCTTGAAACGACACCTGTTTAACAAGCCCCTCGATCTCATACGTGTTCGGATCGAAATTCAACCCCTCATCAGTAAAATAATATATAGTGAACGCATTGCCGTCCTCACCTGTGGCCTCTTCCGTCCTGACACCGGTAACAGTACCGATTCGTTTCGGGAATATGTACGCAAAGGCCTCCTCCTCCGCCTGCTCCACGATTCCAAGATGGATATTCCTTTCCACGTAACGGACACCACCCGGAAGCTGCAGGCGGCGGTGACCGTAATCAGAGGCCACGATATTACGGGTACTGCCAAGAGGATACAACCGGGTAAAGAAAGGAACCGTATCATTCTCCACACGGGAAAGCCTGAGCAGCCCCTTTCCGTACCCCAAAGATACGGGAGTGCCGTGTTCACAACGGCTCAGATTGATAGTGGTTCCCTCGATCCACCATTCGGTATTGAAATTCTTGGCTATTTCCGAAAGGGCATCGAAACAAAATATCTTATCATACTCTATGTTTACATTAGCGGAGGACACCACCTCGCCGATAACCCAATTTTTCGTCCCCTTGATACGGTTTATATTGTCACATATCAGCTGCAGGTGTTCGGCAGCCGTGGCATCATAGGAAAAGGAAAGCTCATCGTCACCGTCCACCATCTTGAGGACTTTGGCCTTTTTAAGCTCACTCTCTATACCGTAGAACTTGCAGCTGTAGGCATACTCAACGGTGGATTTCTGCTCCGGCTTGTAATCCTCCAGCAGCGTGAAGCGTTCACCCTCAAAATCCACGTAATCATTCACGCCCAGTTCCACGTACTCGTAAAGGGTAAACGACAAATTCAGGATATTGTCATTCATCACTTCCTTTACGTGGCGGTCGGAGTCTGACGGCGATACCGCAGTCTTGAACACCCCTTGCTGGTTGTATATTTTAAGCTCCATTTTGAACGCTGTTTGAATAATGTTTGAATACTATAACGAGGGAACCGGTTCCCGAAATTTCACGCTGAATTTTGCGATGACCTCACCCCCGAAATCGGTCAGCTGGGTGTAATCCGTGCAATCCTTGTAGTACATCCGGTAACTCCTGCCAAGCTCCGGAGGGTTGATGGTCAACCATCCCTTATTACCGGCCTTGAGAAATTTCAGGAATGACGAATAACGGGACAGGAATTGCGCCCGGTCTGCCGCTATGATCGCAAATTGCAGGGTGACATCACGAGCCTCCCATGCGGGTAAAAGCGCATCAGGCAGTTTCTCCCCGTCTTTTTCCCGGAATGACACAGCCGTGTGCGGCTTTGCCGATGGCGGTTTCAGCAGGGCGGAGTAATTCTTGGTATCACCCGCTTTCTCCTCTGCGAGGAATGCCCCATAATCCACAAAGACATCAACCCCGTTTATCAGTAACAAGCCTTTTAAAATATCCATTGTCATTTCATCTTTAAACCGTTTTGTTTGATATCCCTTATCTCATCGTATATCTTTGGCAAGGCATCGGTGTTCGTCTTTATCTTATCGATCGTTTCCAATGCTCCGCCTATGCCCTCTGATATATTCTCCACGTTCTCATCGATGGAGGCATCGTGCATCTGCAGGGAGGTCATCAATCCCTCCAGCTTTGTACCCTGATCCTGTGTGAGGGTTTGGAAAGCACCGGCACGCCCGCTTTGGGTGGTAGTCTTTTCCTCATCGTTTTTCCAAAGATCATACCCCATAGCGGCGGCCTTGTCTTTCCACGCTTCCATCCACGATTGAGCCGCATCAACGTTATTCCCGATATTGTCATAAAAGCTATCAATCAGGTGCATGGCATCACCCGCAATCTGTTCCTCACTTTTACCGCTTCCATATACCGCCTTTAACTTTTTCTGCAGGTCATCGAACTTATCGGCAAAGAACAGGGAATATGCGATCTGCTCTCCGAGGTTCTCCAGCACGGAAGCGGTCTGATCCGCAAAATTCTCCAATGCCGTGCCGCTTCCCTTGATGGCGGAAGTGATGGAGTCGAGCATTCCCTGACCGAGGCTCCCGAACGTTTCCTGCAGATAATCCTCCAAAGCCTGTTCCGCCTCGTCCATCGCATCTTTCAGGTCGATCAGGTTCTCAAGATAGTTCCGGGTTTCATCGCTCATCTTACGGGTATCGAGAATGACTTGGAGCATCTCCGTATCCAGCTCGCCGTTGGCCTTTATCAGTTCAGGGTAAACATCAAGGATCCCGCTATAAACATCCTTTCCTTTTCCCCAGCCGAACAATCCCGTTTTTTTATGTCCCGTAACGATCTGCGCATCGTTCAACCCGCCAAAACCTTTCTGATAGTTCTCCAGCCGTTTGCGGTAGGTTCCGGCAAAATCACCCGTCATGCGCTCTATCCAGTTCATGGTGGGAGCGTCACCGGCCAGTTCTTCCTTGAATTGCGAGAGGGCATCACGATAGACCTCTATCGCATTAGCGGCCTTTGCTACCTGACGCTCCCCGAATATGTTCTCCGCCTTTTCGAGCAAAAGGTTCTGCTCCAGCAGTAAGAGGTTGTATTGCCGCTGGAAATCGAGCTTTGCCTTTTCAATCTCTTTTAGAGCCTCCTTGTGGCGGGCTTCCGCAGCAAAGGCCGAGGTCAGGAAATTTGCGGCCTCACCGATAGCCGCACCGATGCCACCGATCAAGCCACCCTTGGCGAAACCTTGTCCGATATTGGAAACCGCCCCCATCACCTGCTGCATACCGTTCAGGGCATCGGCAACCTCGTTGTCACCCATCTGGTCAAACATATTGGCAAGTTCACCAGCCGCCTCGGACGCTGCCCCGCTGATCGTACCGATTGCGCCGGACACCTCTTTGGCTCCTTTCGCACCTTTGAGTTCGGCAAATGGAAAAGCCACACTAATTTGACCCAC